ACTCTGCTCCCTCTCTAGTGCTAATACGCACTGTGCACCCGATTTGCGGGAGACACTGAGGCCTCCGCTTACCTGAAGAATTTGTCGAACTCGGTCCAACCACAGGTAGCTCCAGGATCACGGGTAACAAGCACAGCTGTGGGGGCGGTGGCGTTCTGCCTTAGCGCTTCATCCACGTCACTCCGCGCCACCTGCTTGGTGACAAACTCGATGTATACCCTCATCGTCGGAGGCCACACCGAAGGAAAGTTAGTGCCGGCAGGAAGGGGCTGCCCCATCTCCTGCCACTGCACCCAGACTGCGCTACGCTCGACGCCGTTTTCCTTCTCGATGGTGCGTAGAAACGCATCGAGATTTACGGCCTTGTCCTGCTGAACCTGGCCTTCTGCGTCCTTGGTGCCTTCTCGAGCAAGCGCGATGAGCGCTTCGTACTGTTCTTGACTTAGGGTAAAACTCAGCTGAGCCATCTTCAGACTGTACCACGTAGGGAATTAACCGCTTCTACTGCCCGCAGCTTCAGAGACTCAAGTGAGCTTGTGTTGTGGAGACAGTAATCCCACACAGGATTGTCGACACCCCAGTCGTTCAGGTCATTCTCAGACTGATGCTCTAAGTCTGCATCCTTGGGCAGACGGAGCAGGGGGCGAAAAACTAGAAGGAGCTTCCCTCCTCGCTCCTTCAAGCCCCGAGCCTCTGCTTTGAAGCGGGTATCGCTAACCACAACGCCAGCACAAGGAATCTCGGGAACATCCTCTCTCTCAAACTCCCCCTGAGGGCCCCTCTCTACCCTCGGGATGAGACCTTCTGTTTGGGAGTACATGAGCCGCCCTCGACTACTCAGGAGCTCCGCTGCGAAAGACATGGTCTGCGCTACCCAGATGGTCTGACAGATCATGTCACGCCCCCACTCGGTACCTAAGGTCTTTAGGGCATGGCGGGCCGTGCACCCTCCAAGAGCAGGGTTGGGGGTATCGCGGAATTCACTAGGCCCCCAAAGCTGCCGCTTCGTGAATCCAAGCCGAAGCAGAAACCTCTTCATCTCGTCTGCAAAGGACATCTTCACGAACCCTGAGGCAGCAAGCGCGTCCGCGGTCGCATCTTTCCCCGTGCCCACAGAACACACGCGCCCCTCACTATCTACAGACCTGCCTACAACTCCGATAATCATCTCACTCCTACTACTACTAAAGAAGTAGCTGGGCAACCAGCACCTCTGCCTGCCGAAGAAGCTTCAAGGCTGCTCGTTTCCTGTAGTCCTTAAGGTAGTACACAGACTGTACCCCTCCCAGGTTGATGAGGCGCTTGGCGCACATCGAGCAGGGCAGAGTAGTAACAAATACAACCTTCTCCATAATGCGAGGCGCAGTACAGTTGATGATTGCATTCTCTTCTGCATGCAGGTGCCCGCACTGCCCTGGCTCAAGACTCTCGCACGCGTTGGAGAGCCCTACAGCTCCTCCGTTGTACCCCACCCCGTAAACATACCTGTAATCACTGCTCGTGATAACGCACCCTACCTGAGCACGAGAACAGGTACTGCGCTCAGACATCATCACAGCCAGCCTCATGTAGATGCTCTCAAAGGAGGGACGCTCTCCTGGGTCAGTCAAGAGTAGCCCCGGGGCATTCTGGTGGGCAGCGTTCCTCTACTACCAAGTTCACTTCAGCCACAAGCTCATAGGCAGCAGCAGCAACGAGGCGCTCTACCACGGCAGCCATCGTTTCCCCATAACACCCGCTCTCTACAAGTACTGCTAGCCGCTCTCTAACGGGCTCCGGAAGCAGTAGGCATAGAGCATCCTCTCGCGCACCCTCCAGAAAATGGTAAACCAAATCTGCGTCTGCTCTGATACGCTCCATGCGGGCACGAAGTTGGGGGTCCTCCTCAAGCTTCTTTTCAATCTTGCGCTTCGCATGTAGGACTGTCGTATGGTCCCTCCGCCCAAACTGCATTCCTACCTGCATAGAGCTGAGACCCATCTTGACCGCTAGGTACATCACAAGCTGCCTCGCCTCTACGATGCTCTTGTCTCGGTCCGTACCCAAGACCTCCTCGGAAGACAACCTGTATACCGCCGCCGCTGAAGAGGCGAGCGCCTCAACTACCGTCTGCTTTCGTTCGTCTGACATTGAGTATCCTTCCAACGAGCTGCTCTTGAAATGCGCAAATTCTTTGCCGCGGACGCTGCACAGGGGAAGCTACAGATGCTCCAGGCCCCAGCACATACTGCCGCGTGTACTCCTGTCGGAGTTCTCCCCCCGACCACCGTGCAGTGAGCGCAAAAGCGCCCCCAGGCAGGTCCTCCCAGTCCAAAGAGGAAAGATGCGCCCTTTCCTTGATTGTTTCTGCCCTGCTCAGCAGAGCATGCTTGAACTTCAGTAAGGCGGAACCCACAATCCCTCCATGAAACAACGGCCTGCTGAGTACATAACCTCAGGGCGCTTCATCCACGACGCACTCGTGGCGAGAGTACTCGATGCGCTCAAAACGCTCCCGTCCTCTATGCACGCGACAGGGCGCATCGAACCCTTTGTGTTACTGTGGCCTAAGAACGAGGCCGACGGGGAGCACTATGACATAGTCCTCCTGGAGCTGTCTGAAGGCTTCACGCTCAACACGCTGCGCGCCGCCGCCACGAGGGTAGACGCATATGGGCTGTGCATCGTGAAGCCTACGCAGTCAGGGGCCCAGGCACTGCTCGAGACCCCCCACGGCACAAGGACATGGAACTACAAGAGAGAATACCGGGGGGGAAGTAATGTCCTCGAGCTAGAGGGCACAGAGACGGACAAGGACTTCTTAGGGATCTTCTGGTCCCTGCACCACTAACCCTGAGGCGGGGGCGGAACTGGTGGGTGAGACATGAGCACGGCCGGAGCGCCATTGCCAGGGGTAACTGCCGCGGGGGCTGCACGCTGAAACAGCTCTGCTCCACGGGCCTCAGCTGCTGAGCCTTCCTGGCCCGCCTCCGTCCCAAAAGCCTTGACAAGCGCTTCCTGCAAGGACTCGATGACAGCCTCCAGACCCGCGACTGCCTTGGAGAGCTGCCCTTCAATGCTCACACCTTGTTGTTCACACTTACGAAGCGACTCAATTGCAGTGGCGTAGACACCGACCGCCTCGCGGCTGTTGTTGATAGTACGCTCCAGTGTGGCGTCAGAGGCGGGCACCCTCGAAGTTGCTTTCTTCGCTGGTCCTCTCTTCGCAACACCCTTTGTCGCCACGGGTTTCTTAACACGTGTGAAACCTCCCTTGGAGGCTTCGGCAGAAACGACGGGAGCCGCCTCTTCAGTTTTCTTCACGGCCTTCTTCACGGCCTTCTTGGCGGCCTTCTTAACAGGAGCGGGGGAGGGAGCAGCCCCGAAGTGCCGTGTGGCAAACTTCTGCATCGCAGCGTTGTCTGCTTCGCTCCAGTCCTTGACCTTGCCCAGAGCACGACGTGCCCCCGTCAGATTCTTGTACTCACCGTTCTTGATTTTTTTCTTGAAACTTAGTGGGGTCAGCTTGCTGTAGTTTGGCATGTTTTGTTCCTTCTGCTCAAGCGCAGTCTAGCAGGTATAGGCCACCTCTCAGGGTTGTTCAAGTAGTTGTGCCAACCACTACCCTTTTACCCGCTTCCTCCTGATGTTGTACTATCGAGCCATGAAGTACGCGCCCTTGATCCTACTCGTAATGCTCCTGCAAGCCCCTCTAGGGTGTCTTCCGTTGCGAGACTCCTCGCCCCCTCCAGGGCCTGCCCCCAGCGCGGATGGGTGTGAGGAGGCGCAAGAGCACCTACAGGAACTAAAGTGTCTAGACTCTCGGGGAAAACCCATGTGGGTAAACTCAGATGGCGAGGAATTCGCTGTAACATGTCGTAGGATACAGGGGTCAGGGGGCATAGCCCTCGACACTCAGTGCATAGCCACAGCACCAACCTGCCAGGAAGCAAACTCATGCCCACCGTCCAAGTAGGAGGCCACCTCCCTGATGCGCAATACCGCCCAACAGGGAAGAAGCCCCCTGTCGTCTACCCCTTCAACCTTGCAGCAGCCCGCCTTACCAGAGCGGGCAGCAGTACGAAGGACCATGTCATTCCCGAGTACACTCCAATCAGCGATCAAGGCCCTACGTCTACCTGCGTAGCAAACGCTGTGTGTGATAGCTGTGAGATACTTCTGGGGGCCGAGCACGGCGAAGGGCGGGTGGTGCAGCTCAGCCGTCTATTCCTCTACTGGGTCGCGCGCAAGACGCACGAGGCGACCGGGGAGGACAAGGGAACCTACATCAAGGCTGCAACCTGGCAGCTACAAGAGCTAGGGGTGCCGGAGGAGAAGTACTTTCCTTTCAGCACCAAGCTCGAGGTACTCACCTCTTCTCCTCCGCTAGAGGCCTTCACAATCGCCAGTGAGAACAGGGTTACAGGGTCTCTCTCCATTACCGCTGCAGGAGCCCAGCGGCTCGAGCAGATAGAGACGAGTATTAGAGCAGACCACCCGGTAGTCTTCGCGACCACTGTGGACACCCCCTTCATGCAGTTCCGAGGACGGGATGTTGTAGGCCCTCCCACTGCACTCATCAGGGGCAGCCATGCGATGATCGTCACGGGTGTAAGGCACGCCAAGACAGGGAGCCGAGAGTTCCTTATCAGGAACTCTTGGGGAAGCAACTGGGGGTACCAAGGCCACGCCTGGGTCACCGAGAGCTTCTTGGGTCGACGAGAGACATCCGACCTATGGGTCCTTACCCGAATGCCGGTGATTGACTAGTCTTGCGCTTCGAACAGCTCGAAGTGCATCCCATCTTTTCTCTTGAACCAGCCTCCCCAGTAGAACCCATGGTCCACTGCTAACTCTACGAGCTCGCGCACACTGCCCTTGTCTCCGGCAAGGGCAGGCCTGCTCCCCATGCCGTTCCAAGCTGCGTTGATGTCAAACGCTGTCCCCCACGCATGGGAACTCAGGTAAGTAGTGCTGCCCCGAATGAACCTTGGGGCCCAGCTCCCTGCGTAAGAGAGGATAAGGGGAGTGAACCCGTGGAGGTCCCATGCGCTGAACAGCCCAGCAAGCTGTCGCACCCCCCGTCTGTGGAACGGAAACGAGGTAGCACCTGCCGTGCCCTTCACGCCCGCGAGCGTCGGGATAGATACCTTCTGGATGTGGGTCTCCCATCCATTAGTGATAACCACTGATCCTGCGGCTCCAGCCTTGTACTGAATCCTCCCAAACAATCTATGCTTGTCGTTGATGCCCAGAGGTGCGACGCCTTCTGGTCGCTCAGGCCAGGCAGGGTTGCGTATATCCCCCTCAGTCACCACGCCATACTCAAGAGGGTCAAAGCCAAGCTTGAAAGCAGCCGCGTAGGTGGCAGTACCAACCCAGCCATCCACAGGGAGGACCGCGGCCTTCCTCTGGAACGCTTTAGTAGCTGTCACTGTGATTGGGCCAAAGTTTCCATCCACGGCCCCTTGAAATACGTTGAGGCCTAGCAGGAAGTACTGCCAGGCCTCAACGCTCTCACCGGACGAGCCTAGTTTGATGCTCTCCAACATAGCTGGAGGCTACACCATTCAGATGATCGGGTCGAACTCATAGACTACTGCGTAGTCGTTTGTACCGTTTGGCGCGGTATTGGGCACGTAAGCGCCATAAGGAGCGTTCGTGGCTGCAGACGAGAAGGTACCGTTGGTGACCGCCGCTCCCGCGGCAATTTCACGAACTACATTGAGCACTCCTGCGCGACTCTTGATGGGCTGACTCAGCCCCAACAAGGTGCCAATACCCAGGGTGATAGTGCCATTGGCGTCCACCTGCGCGCCCCAACTGACATTCGTGATCTCCGCAAAGAGCTTGGTGCCCGCGGTTGTTGTGTTGTTCGTGAGAACAACGCTCTCCTGGATGTCCCGCCCCTCAACATCCTTGCCAACAAATAGGACTGGGCCTGCCCAGGTGGAGGCACTGTCATCACAGGTCACCGTGACGTTGCGGGGTTCTGTGAAAGAGGGACCAATCGCACCGTCCAGGTCCGCTGCAACGTAGGCAGTTGCCGTGGTAGCCGAGGTGATGCCTGCCTTCAGTCCATCGGCATCAGCCGCTGGAGGGTTCGTGAACTCATCAACGGTGAGTGCGATCAGTGCTGCTAGGGCAGTCGCCACATCGGTACGAAGATCTGAGACCTCACCCCGAACCCCTCCGGGTCGCATGAAACGTGACTGTACTGGGCCCTTGTTGGTGAATAGGCCTGAACCATTTGACATTGCATTCTCCTACGGTGGAAACCCTTTGGGCTTTCGCGTTGCGCTATTTTCCCGCAAAACACGGGATAAGAGAAGTAGCATGGTAACGCTGCATAACCTACTGATCAGAAAACCGATCACATCCTACCAAACCCCTGCCCCGTCTGTGCTGCACACCTAACCACTCCCGGCGCCATCTCGGTAGTGGAGTTCCAGGCACAAAGGCGAAGGGCAAGCATAGGAGAAGACTACACCCTCGCCTACGGCGAGACACTTCCTGATGCTCTTGAGGAACAGTTCACAGTTGAGATGCGATGCTCCTCTTGCGACTCCGTGCTGCTCACGGCACAAGAGGAGCACATCCCTGAACCGAAAGCTGGGCATGACGCCGCCAATGTGGTGGCTGCCTTCCAATTGGTGATTGACCTCGTCTGTCGCTATAGGAGAACAAGAGACAAAATGGATCCCGAAGCCGCCCTCACAGAACTGCTTGAATTTGCTGAAGACGAAGAGGGCCCTCACGGCCCTGGGGAGATACAACGCATCAAAGAGCTGTTGGTAGGACTTGATGGTTGGCTCTCTCAGGGAGGGTTCCTTCCTGCGAAGTGGCAACAAGGCAGGTAGTAGCTACAATCCTCTATGGCCAATGTGAAGAAAGCACTACCAATCGTGATGGATGACGCATACTGGGCGCTACTCGCCCGCTACGTTGTAGTGCTCAACTACGTCGCATTGAAGAACGGGCGGCGCCGTCTTGGCGTCGTCCGTGCCATAGGGGCCATTCTTTCTAGCTTCCTACAGACTCGCGCCGAGTCAATCAACAAGGACTTCTGGAGTACCTTCCATGCTATTCAGCAAGAATCCCTTCCAAGGTTTTACGGACCCGAGCATCTTGCTGCCATTGCCGGTGCTACCGGTGTTGCGTCCATTGGCCTTCTCGCATTTCGTCCGGGCCGAAATCATGGCCCTCGACGATTCAACCTCAGACAGATACAGACGGACGCAAAGAAGGCTCTTCGACGAACTGCTGGGGGACCCCTCGATCCTATACCAGGAGGTACTGGAAGACCCCTCCCGATTCGAGAAGGAAGTCTTGGAGCTCTTATTGCCCTTGGTGAGTGGGCAACGCAGCTGCTCGCAGCTAACAGAAGAGGAGCGGAACAGCCTAGACAGAGCAACCCTCGACTGGGCGCTTCCGCGGCACCAGAGCGCTGGTGGGCAGACGCTGCCGGAGTCCCGGGAGGTACCGATAGCCCTCAGGCATCTGACGCATGAGGAAGCCTTGCTGGATCCTACAGTAGAGCTCGAGCAGCTTGACGATGGTACTGCGGTACCAATCAGAACGGAGGCCCCCGAACCTGTCAGTAAGCCACCAACCTTTTGGTGGAGAGCCTAGCGGACGACGTCTGTGTAGCCGTACTGATTGATGCCTGAGGCGTGGCCT